TGAATTATCTCTATCTCACGATAGGCTTGCTCAAAATCAACAATTGTTTCTGGAGATGCATAAGGCTCAAGGGAAGCGATAGACGGCTGCGCGGGATTTAATTTCTCGCTTAACCATTCTCGCCATCTTGGAGGATCGTTTTTAATTTCAGCCAATTGACTTTTCCCTTTGCAACTCTAACCATTTTTTTACTTTAGGAACTAAATGATTAGAATAATTTTGCCCATAAAGAGTGTGTAGCTTAAGGTGGTGGGTTTTACAAAGAGTGAATAAGTTTTTGTTGCTTAAAAACTGTTTATTGTCCTTTGCAAAAATTACTCGTAACTGTTTAATTATTTCTACACTTTCCACTTTTTTTAAACTATGCTCTTTACACCAAGCTTCCCATAGTTGAGAAAGACTATATAAATGGTGTAACTCTAAATTATCTCTACTTCCACAAATAAAACATTTGTCACGAATTTTGTAATCTTTTTTAATATAGTCCCGAACATACTTTATCGGAAATCGCTTTAATACATCCATTTTATTTATTTACCATTAATCTGTCCAACCAATATTTTGAAATTTTTTAATCACATTCCATCTTTTTGTAAAATGTTGTTTACTTTTATTTAAACCAACATCTCCTTCTGGTAAAAACATAAATCGACCTTGAGTTAATTTTAAAGATGTTTGAAATGTACGTTTAATTAAATAACTTACAATAATATCATCACCTCTTTCTGGATATCCTATTTTTTCAAGATCAGTTTGTATTTCATTTAATACAGATTGTTTTACTAAAATTATAGAACCTACTAAAAAATCCACCTCTCCATCGCTCCAAACGTCTTCTAACTCATTATAGCTATTAGAGGTGCACACGCCTCTTTTTCCATAAACACCCGTAATTGGTAAATTTGATTTTAACATATTTTTAATTAATTTTGGAGATGGTAAAATATCGTCATCAATAATTAATTTATACTCCTCTGGGTACTCAAAACAACGTATCCAGCGTTCCATGCAAAAATAATTTTGATTATTGTTAATTACGTCTATATCACCACCCCAATAGGGTAAAGAGTAATTAGGATTATTATTAATCACAGTAATTCTGGGAAAAAGTTTCCATAGAGAAAAAACAATTTTTTTAACATTCTCAGGTCTTTGATAATTTAATATAACAAGTCTAAGCATAAATTGAAATATTACTCATTTTTTGATGTGTGTATATTGCATAACGAACAGCATCAGATGGGTGAGAACACCAATCATGTATTGGTTTAGGTTTTTCGGTATTAGGATTCCATTTGTAAGAGGACATAGCAGCAAATGTGTGTTGACCACCTTCAAGATCAAAATATAAGTTGTCTTGTTCAATTAACACTTGTAAAGCAGAAATACCATCATTTACTGACTTGATTGCATTTTCACAATAAATATCATAATCATAAGCGAAGTCAGCTTTTACCTGTTGTGCAGCAGAGTCTATGTATATATTATCAATGTTCCATTCATCAACTTTTTCTTTTATGTTATCTGCCAATTCTGATGTAGTTGATTCTTTAGAGACAAACTCATCAATTACCCAGTATTGTCTTCCATTCGTCCCAATGACTACAAAAACATTTTCATCACGATACCCAACATCAAGTCCTGCAATTACTTCTGTAAAGCGTTCTCCAACAAATTCACCAATATGTTTTTCCTGATCAAGAGATTCATAAACTTGATCTTCTGTAGTTGTCCATTCACACTCATACTCTTGAGCAAACATAGCACGAGACATTGCCTTTTTAGCTTCACCAATGTCACGTTCAGATAAAAGCGGATTGACTCTCCAAGTGAAAAGGTTACTACCCCATTCTGGAAATTCAGAGTCACCTCCTCTAAGATAGTAGTTATAAAGGTAGTTACCTTTTCCTCTTGGTGTGGAAATCCATAAACAGCGTGAATCTCTAAAGGTAGATAAAGCAGGACGCAGATCACGAATAAAGTATTCATCATTAGGAATAACAGCTGCCTCATCTACTATTAAAAGATTAGCAGCACGACCAATTAAAGAGTCACGATTATTAGCACTAAGTAATCTAAAAACTGAACCATTAATTAAACGAACGACTTTATCTTTTTGATTAAACTTTTCTACTTCAATGCCAAGATTTTTAATTAAATCAGTAACATAATCCCAAATAATAGATGAGAGTGAAAAATTAGGAGCAACAACCATTACTTGTTGACCAGGCTCTAAAAGTTTAGCAAAAGCTAAAATAGCCGCAGCGTATGATTTACCAGTGCGTCGTGCAGCTATTTGAACAAAAAACCGATTCTCATCAAGACCATAAACCATCGCCCACTGTGCCTCATTAAATTTGATAGGCGTAGGTAGCCGGTCTAATAGTTTTTGAATTTTAAGTTTAAAAAATTTGTCGCTCATCTTGGAAAAATTTGTAAAATTGTGTAAATAAAAGCTGCAAACGCTCCTGTAAATGTGCCTACATAAAATAGCGTTTTAATTGTTGATCTTCCCTGTGTGGCTAAATTACTTAGTCTAAGTATTTCTTGATGCATCTCATTATGTTGTTTTTGTGAGTTTTCAAGCATCTTCATTATGTTTGCATAACGCTCATCACAAGAAGCTTCATGAGAGGCTATTCTCAGTTTATTATCCTGAGACCTCTCATGTAGAATGTTTAGCTCAGACTGTACTTGGTCTAACTCACGAGATTCACTCATGAACTTAAGTCTTTATGATATAATTCATAACCTGTACAGGTAGAGTAAGGTTGTGGGTATGACCACCAGCGGTTACACCTGTTACAGCGGACGCTTGCGAGGAGTCTTTCGCCGATGTTGCAAATGTTCCTGTAGCAAGAGTTAAAGAGGCAGAGCCTGATGCAGTAGCAACAACCGCCGATGCACCAGAACCCGTAGTTTCTGCTCCAAGTGTACTGTTGTTAGTGCCCTTACCTAAAGGAATGCGGTCTCGCAAATCAGGCACGTTAAAAGTCGTTGTACCATTACCCGCACCATATGTTGTACCAATAATTGCAAAGAGCGCTGAAAAATCTGTTCTAGATTTAGCACTGTCATCACAGAGAACATATCCTGTAGGAGCAGTAGCACCACCATAAGGAAGAATGGCTCCAGGAGGTACAGAACCTCCACCATCACCGTCAGTCAACAATCCAGATATCGTTAAGTTACCAGTAGAGCTTAATGCCATTGTTTCAGCAGCAGCAGCTGATGCCGCAGTTTTAAAACTAAGTTTAGTAGCATTACTAGAAGCACTAAAGTCACCTTCTGAAACAGCCTCGATTCCAGCAGCCACTAGAATCGCATCGGTGCCTGCACCCTCATCAGGTGCCTGGAAGTTAATAACGCCAAGCCTATCAGCAGCTTCCATGTTATTGTCACCTGCTTGGAAAGTCATAGTTGGCATTTTGCCATCGCCAGTTCCAACATGCTTGAGTATAAGTCCTTCATCTGCAACGTGTCGCAGTTCTATTTCAGAATCTGCTCCAAAGAACATAGACGCGCCGTCAGTAACAACTTTAAGATCACCACCAGAAGTTACCGCTAGTTTTTCTGTTGCAGCCTCACTTGCACCTGTTTTAAGACTAAGCTTAGTAGCATTATTAGAGGCACTAAAATCACCCTCTGAAACAGCTTCAATTCCAGCAGCTACAAGAATTGCATCAGTGCCTGCCCCTTCATCGGGTGCTTGGAAATTAATTACACCAAGCTTATCATTGACAGCGATGTCGGTATCACCTGTCTGCATGGTTAAGGTAGCAAATTTATCATCCGCCGTTGCAGCATGCTTTAAATTTAGCCCGGAGTCTGCAACGTGTGTTAGTGTGATTTCTTGATCATCACCAAACGAAACAACAGCGCCATCAGCTAAAAAGAGATCAGAAAATTCTTTACTTGCAGAGCCGAGAGCACCACCGTCCGACGCAAACGGCACCACACTAGTAGCTGTTAATGCTCCAACGTTTGCTGTTCCTCTAACATCTAAACTATGAGATGTAGTAGCAGTAGCATCGCCCACAATTACATTACCTGTTTGGCCTGTAGCAGTTCTGATAACAACATTAGCAGGGGTTCCAAAAGAAGCCGTATTAGTTGCAGCAGCAGTATTACCGGCAAAACCAACAGCTGTACCCGTAGCAGGCACAGATATTCCTCCTGCCGTGCTGCCATCATGAATACGAAGCTGATCTAAATCTGTATCGACAGATAGTTCACCAGCGGCACCGGTAAATGAGTTATTTTGCGACGTTGTTCC